AGGATAATTTCTGTAGATAGAAAGTATTGTCATACTATCTTGATCGATAGTTACAATATAAGGAATTTTTATTCCGTTTTCACTTTCATATCCTGGAAGATCTAGATCAACATGCATCTCAACAAAATTATATATGTCTTGATACTTTTGTGGTTTCACACCCTCAAGCTCATCGTACTTTTGTTGTGCTCTGTCTTCTTTAAAAAATGGTTCCGGTAATTCTACATCTCTATAGAAACCAGATGCTTGTCTTTTTTTAATTTGATTTTTTGTAACTCTTTGTACTTCTGATATTCTTTCAGCTTCATATAAGTCTGATGCATTGTACGGTACCACTAAATCTTCTGCGTGAATAAATGTAGCTTTACATCTTTGTAGTGCTGGATCATAAAATACTTTTTTAAATGTAGAACCAGCTAATGGTAAAAAAAATAACATCTGATCCATCTCAGGTGTATACTCTTCCATGACATCTGTTATCTGATAGTTCATGTAGTCTTTGACTCTATTTGCTTGTTTGATTGTATCAGCAGTTTCTTTACCCACTACCTGACAACGGACCGGTCCATCAGAAGGCAATAATTCTTTAAACGCTTGTGCTTGAAATTGTGTAGCTGCTTCTGCAAGTAATGGATGTGTAACGCCAGATGCACCAATAAAAGGTCTTGTAACTTCCATGTATTTAAATCCAAGAAGATCTAAACCTTTTGTATATGTTTCAATGTATGATTTTCTAGCAAGTGAGTCGTCTTTAAAATCTGCTAATAATTTTGAAGCTAAAGATTTTAATTCTGCCTCATCTAAGAACTCTGCTAGATTTGCATAGAAGTTTTCTTCTGGAGTTTCTGGAGCTGGATCACCCATAAGAGTGTTACCCTCTTCGTCTTCAATCACATCTATGTTCTCGTTTAGAACTTGATCACCAGGACCCTCTATTTCAAGATCCTCTTGTTCTTGAACTTCTACTAAATCTTCTCTTGACATTAATGTCCTCTCTTAGCTATGCCGTAACCTCTCATTGCAAGTCCACCAGCTTTTAATTTTAAACCCTTTTTGATTCTAGATTTTTGTGATTTTTTACTTTCACCTTTTAATCTACCCATTTCATCTGCAAACATAACTTTGCCTCCACCTTTTTCTACTTTTGCTCTGTAACCTTCTCTTTTTCTGTCCATTTGCATAGGAGACATTTTTGTTCTTCGTCTTTTAGCCATAAGGTCACGTAAACCTTGTCGAGCTCCTTTACTAGTTCGTGCTACACCGCCTTTTTGTTTTCCAATTAATTCTTTACCTGCACCTTTTGTCATTTCTAATATTTCAGTAATTCTTTTTCGTACTCCTTTGACTTTATCTCTACCTCTTTGCTGTGCGGTGTTTTTCTTTGATTCATACTTTCCCACACGTCTATCTTGTTTCTTTGGATTCTCCATGGTTCCTCCTTTTTTGTAACCAGTCATTTGCCTCACTGTATTTCTCATCTGACCGACTTTACGTGCGGTGGTAGCAGATTCTCTTGGTTTTGTTTTTCCAGATTGCTGCTTAGATTGCAAAAATAATTTAGCTAAATTCTTCATAATTAAAACAATGGTGCAAAATACTCTCTTTTTGGCTCGATTGCAACTAATCCACCCGATACGTAAGATCTAAGTTTTTTCTTAGATAAAATTTTAGCTGCATTATCAGGAATCTCTAATGTAAACCCAGTAAATACCTCAGTTCTTTTGCTAGGGTCTATTGTTAAATCATCAGCTACAAAACTAGCAGAGCCTCTAGTATTATATTTTTCTAGCATGTAATCTCTATTTTTTTTATTTTTAAACGCTGCTACAATACTATCACTTCCTTCACGTTTAATTACATAAGGCGAGGCATCTGATGTATTATAAATCTTTTGAGTTTTCAGATTTAATTTTATTCCATAGTCTTTTTCAATCTCTTTTGCTATTTGTCTGAGCGTTGCAGGATAGATTGCTTCAGCAGATGTTCTTTTTATTTTACCAGCAGGAGGTAGTGCTGTGAATTCTAAAGCCTGAATTTTTGAACCTTTGTTGTCCCCATAGTAAAGGTAGTGCCCTTTATCTTTTGAGTGGTGAGTGCCTTTACCGACTGGTACAATTGTTATTCCTCTTCTTCCATCTCTTACAGCTTCATCAATTAGTGATCTCAATGCAAGTTTGTAATAACTTCTCATGTAAGGATAATAATCTTCCTTAACTTCATCTTTAATAATTTTACCTATTTTCTGGAGCGCAGCTTCATCCATAGCTTCAGATTTTACAAAATATTTTTTTAATAAACTTTGCTCGTCCTGAAGTTTTTGTAGAAGTTTTTTTTGAGAATTACTTAACGGTTGTTTTTTTGATAATTCAATCAAAGGTCTTTGTTCATCAATTAAATCTCTCATTTTTTTTCTTATAACACCTTCAAGCAAACCTTTGTCGTAAGGATTGTTCATAGCTTCTCTTTTTATTTTACCACCTGAATCATAAAATGGTTGTAGTGTATCTGATTGTATTTCTTCAATAGAAAACACTGGATCACCATCTTTTGTATATCTTGTTTTGTATCTTACATGCACTATCGGATTTCCCTCTTTAAAGTGTGAAGTAAAAGATGCAACACCCTTACCTTTATTAAGTGGTATTGGCTCATCTAAGTAAATTACTTTTTCTCTGTAATCTGCACCACCTGCTGTGCTTGTAGATTGGTGCATTGGATAACCTTCTCTCTGATCAAATTTTGAACTTAATTTTGTTGTATAGGGTTTTATTTTTTCTATATTGCCTACATAAGCTCTCATCATTTGTTGAGTTGCAACATCTAGTTCTGGTATAATGTCTTGTAGCTGTTGTATGACTCGATCGGATGCAAAATTGACAACATTACCGCCTTCAGCAATTCTACCTGATTGATACATTAAATCATCTAATGTATTTCTAACATTTCTTAAAGTTCTTCTATCAGCTGTATTAGTTGTTTTAAAAATTAACTCATCTATGTTACCTTTGATGTTTGCACCAATAATATCTGTTGAAGCATATAGATCAAAGAAGTCAGCGTCTTTTTGAACTGTGCCATATGTGTTTATAGACAATCTTTGTGAAGGTGCATTTTTTAACATCTTCAATAAAACTTGTTTATCTACAGTGCCCTTGAGATCCTGTAAATCTTTACTACCCAATGCACCCCCAATTGGTTTAAAGTTTTCATCTAACTTTAATATACCGGCATCAAATATTTCTTCTTTTGGAATTTTACCTGTTCTAATTAAATTTATTATTCTTGCTTGTATTTGTTTAGTGTTCATTCCTTTAAAGTTTTCTTTAGCTAATACATCAAAGGCTCTTGATCCCTGAAACTCACTTACATTTTTTGCTAGACCAGTTCTTTTTGGAGTTGCTGTTTCACCATAGTTTAATATCTCAGTCGTTTTATCAGGTAGATTTTTTTGTCTTATGATTAATTCAGCTTTTTGTTTTTCTTTATTTAATAATTCTTTTTGTAATTTAATATTAATGTCATTATCTATTCTACTTGCTGTATAATTTATATCAGCCATGTCTTCATCGATAAGTCTGTTCAATCTATCTGGGTTGTTTCTAATTGTTGTATTAAACTCAAGCATATTGTTAGCAATCGATGTTTGAGTATTTTGAATTCTATTTTCTGGTAATCCTCTTAGCCACTGTGAATACGCTTGTCTTATTAAAATGTTATCTTCTGTTCTTGCAAATGCTTGTGCGTTGCTCATGAAAGCATTATTACTTATTGGATCTTCTAATGGTTTTCTAAATCTAGAAGTAAATCTTCTATATCCTTTACCTATGACATCTCTCATCAAGAAAGCTGCAGTACCACCAATAGCAGCACCTCCTAACCAATACGGCAAAGTACCAGCAGACATCAAAGGCACACCAATACCATGAACAATAGTTCCTGGCACATCTCTTTCCTCTACTGCTTTGTTTAGTAATCTTATCTCATCTTCTGCATATGCCATTGCTCTTGCTTCACCAATACCAGGTAACATGTCTTTAGCTATTTCATTTAATAATTTTAATCCGTCATTACCAAAACCTTTTAAAGCTATTATCTCTCTTTCAGTCAACTTACGTTGTAAGATCGCGCCTGGCGGTGGCAGGTCGTTGAGTGTTATTTGTTCTGCTACTTGCTCAACACCTTGTTTAGGTGGGATGTAACCGTCATCAGGTATTTTTGGTAATTGATCTATCATCTTTTATAATCTCTCTTTGCTCTGTTTCTAAATAATCTGTTTACGTTTTGATTTGCTTTTTTAATTATTGAAATAACTTCTGCTCTTGGGACTCCTTGTCTTCTAAGTATGTTACCCTTCTCAACAATTTTGTTATGCATTTGAACTTTGTCGAAACCTCCCTTAGCACCTTTAAGAAACAGCTCTGTTTGTGACATAAACATTTTTTTTGTATAAGGTTTTTTAGGTGGTACTTTAGTCAAAATAATACCTCGGTCTTTCTCTTCTGTTACTAGGTTCATCTCTTTCATCAGAAAACAAACTGACAAAATTGCCTTTCCTATATCTTAACACAGCTTGTGTGGTGCTGTCCACGTAGTCGTCATTCTCACCATACGGAAAAGCTGCGCATTCTTCAATAACTTCTTCAGCCCATCTTTCATCAACAGGGTAAAATACTTGTCCAGATTCAAATAATGGTGCACACGCATGAGCCCTTGTAATTTTATCTTTACCTTTTGCAGGAACAAAATCCACGACTGGCACTCCCATTTTTCTCATCTCCTGTATTAAAGGTTCTCCTGTAGCTTTCTTCTCCACGATCACCGTTTCTGGGTCCCAGTATTTATATTGATCGAAAGCGACCATCTTTAGTTCTGGAAAATCATATCGACCGCGTAAAGCATCTAATAATATTAATGCAGGTTTTTCATCCTCGAATGGTGTGAACACACCCCATGTAGTAATAGCAGAATAGTCAGCAGTTTCTTTTTTTGAAAAAGCAGTATCATAAGATTGTATTACGTGCTTAAGTTCTGGTAATCTAGCTTCCTCCCAAGGCTGCCACCATTCACGTTTAAGTATGGCACCTTCTTCTGCAGTAGGATTCTGCATATACTGCGCATTCCATTTTGATATTGGTATTGACGCTTTTGTTCCAAGCAGGGACTCCTTAGTCCAATACTCAGGCCAGACAGGTTCATCATTTGGTAAGATAGCTGGGAATTCGATTACCTCCCATTGATCAGCTCCCGGGTTCCGCTGTTCGCGTATCAGTTTTCCTGTAAGATCGTTCTGTGCCCAACGAGTCATGACAAGTACA